ATTGCGCTTACTACTCATTGCCAACCCTTAACTCTTAGATGATGTAATGCCTTACAGTAGTCAGGCTCATCATACTCTGTTATCCCATATCTATAGCTGACATAACGCCAATACCAATAGAACTGCACATCATCTGGCTTACCCTTTAGGTACTCACTTCTGCCTTGATAGTAACCATGATGTGATCCATTAACTGCATATCTGTTATTAGATGATTCTCTAAAGGTAATCTCGTTATGACACTTTTCTTGTACTTCTGTTAATTGTTTATCAGCTAATTCATGGACACTTAGGTGTTTGCTGATGTCGCCACTAGATGCCTCACTTGCTAGGCATAGAGCTCCCACTAATGCGATTGCAACCCCGCAAGCTGCGCGCTTTAGGCGCTTGCGGTGAGCCCTTGATGGGCTCTTGCAGAAGAGCATATCATACGAGTCAAGTTTCCACAGGTAATCGGCGTGGCGTAAGCGTGATTTAACCTTTTGTACCAAAGTTATCCACAGGTGTGCATAACTACTTATCTGTTGAATAGAACCCTGAACCTTTAAAGATAACACTCGGAACACTTGAATACACCTTTCGCATGGACTCCCCGCAGAACGGGCAATCGAGGTCATGGGGCTCAGCTATAGCAAACTCCTGATCGTATCTGCTATTACTGGCGCATTTATCATTGTTGCACTCGAATTCATAAATCGGCATCAGATACCTTGCATGTGCGACATGGCACTCCTACTAACTTCCACGATCCGCATTGTGCGCAACGCTCAGGTTCTAATTGTACCGAATCCTTCTGAATATCACCGTAACCGGCTTGCAGAAGTAATTGCACCAAGTCACCAAACCGCATGAAAGCAAGATACTCAGAAGCATCTTCACCCTGTCCATTCATACGGCACACCACGATAGGCAACTCATTGGAAGCTGCTGCTCTCTTGGTGGCTTGGCGCAACCATGCTAAGGGCTGGAAGTCTGTCCTAGCTTTTACCTCGATGTCGAACGGGACATTCTGGCAATCTTTCCCAGCACCTCGACCAACGCTAGCGTTTCTCCACCATTGCGATAGGTAGGCTGCAACCACTCGCTCAGTACGATAGCCTCGGTCTTTTCTGTGTCTTGTCATAAGTGAAGTGTGTTCTCACAAGCACTACATAACCAGACCACTAATCCATCATCTCTAAGCCACTCATTGCATAAGCGATCTGCATCGCATATTGAGCAATTGGTATAACCCCAAGATGATTGAAAGTTGTATTGATGTCTCATGCTTTACCTGCTGAGTTGATTGTGTGGCACTCTTCGCAAGTCCACTCATGCAGCAAATATCTAGTGCGTATCTGTGATCTAGTCGGGAACTTATTACACAACTGGCATATCAGCTTGTAACCCAGTTCCTCGAGCAGTTCAGCATTAGCCTTAAGATTGGCTCTCTGTTCTTCATTAGGGAATTCTTCCCATTCACCATCTTGGTTTAAGAACTGTATGTAACCCATCAGCGTTTCACCTGTGGCTTCCATGTACCATCTGCACTAATCTCGTACCAGATAGGCTCACAACGCTCTGCATCGCCTTGAATATGAGCAATACACTTCCAATGCCCCCATTGACGATTGCCTGCTTTAGTCGTTCCGGTCTTCCAAACACGCGCACCATGGATACAACTCTCGTCTATTGCCGTGCCACCAAGGACAGCCTTGACCGTCTCTACAGCTTGCTCCATTGTTGTCACCGGTGCAGCAGTCTGGATTGTCCACGGATCACTCGCTTTCTCTACTGGCACATATTCCTTTGATGTGTCTGCCATTTTAGCCTTTACTTCTGCAACTTGATTGGCTACTTGCACACCTTTTGCAACCTTTTGCATCTCTTCACGGCTTGGGCGCTTTCCCTTTGTCGCATAGCCAGCCGAAGCGAGAGCGCGACCAATCGCAGACGTTTCACAATTTTCAAGAGCCGAAGTAGCATTGACTCCACGACCTTGTACCGTCTCTTCTGCGAGCCCAGAACTCCAAGGGTGTTGATCAACCTCAGTTCTGTATATATAAGCTTGTACGATAAAACGTGAAGCAGTTGCTTCCACCAGCGTTGTGCTAATGCGCCCATCTGGGTGCTCCTTCCAGAACTTAATAAGTCTTTCTTCTACTGTCTCGTAATCTTCTAGGTTAAACATATAGATCGTTCTCCTCTGTATGTAATTGACCGGCTATGGCAACATACGCAGCGAGGTCGATGTAAGTGTCTGGCTTAGCAGTCTCCATTGACCTTGCGACTTTGACCAATGCCATACACATCGCCACTTGATAATCTGTAACTGGCATCTCGAGGTATGAGCTCCAGAGTGCGGCGGTTCTTTGCATATTGTCCGATGGGTGACCGTAATCAAGTCCTCGGTCTTGGATAGTAGCTCTCGCTTCGTTGAGGTAATCACGGGCGTTCATCGATTGACCTGATGCTGAGTCTGCGCCTTAATGAGACGGCGAGCGTTTATCTTGCCTTGAATCTTGCCGTGTTCATGTCCTTTGGCATATCCGATTAAGAAACCCGGAAGTGCGCCAACCAGCATTGATAGTAGAACTATGTGATCATGATTAGTAATCATTATGCAGCCGCCATAACTGTCTGTGCTGTGCGGATAACCTCAGAGTATGAAGCCTCTGACCACTTAGAGCCATCGAGGGTTGTGTCACATAGTTCCATGACTCGGATTGCTTCTGCTGTGCTAAGTCCTAATACATCGTGTAATGCGTTGATAACTTTGTTCATTTTGAGCCCCTTTCGTAGCTGGTATTTCCGGCTACGAGAAGAACTTTACATCAAGCGAAACCGACAGCCGCCTTTTTTAGATAACGAAATGATAACGATTTGAGACGGGTCTTCATCTTCAAAGTATGGGATTGCTATCTCAGCGGCTGCGCCCATAGACCTTGCCCTGCACGATAAAGGTGCCATTCTTTTCAATGTGGATTATGTCTACTTGGACATTGCTGCCCTTGACATACATGATTGCAAAGGCTTGCTGCCAATTAGCCGTTCCCTTGACGTATCCAGCCTGTTTAAAGTCCATGAGATTACCTACCTCAACCCCATGCAGAACACGCCCTATACGCCCACCAGAGGCTTCTGTGAAGGCGCTACGCCCTGCTCTGTGAGTATGTCCTGAGATAACGTTCTTGCCATGCCTACGGGCTGCCTCAAGGGCTGATAAGCCCCCTTGCTGCTTGATAGGCGTATGGTCTCCATGAACTGCAATCCAGTTAGGAGCGATGTTCATGGGGTTCTTATGGAAGGTGATGCCAAGCTCATCAAACTTCATGAACTTCTCAAAGCGCAGCTCTGGCAAGGATAGAAATGAGGGAATCTTTTTCATGATTATGTTATATAAACGATCCGTGTGATTAGAACGCAAACAATCCGTGACCCCCAGTTCCCAGAGTAGCTCTACGCACCTGTCACGATCATCGCCAAGGCTCTGCTCATAGGCTTGAGGTGTGCCTTCTGACCATTTGCTTATAGTCTGGAAGTCAATCTCATCACCGATGGTTACTGTCTGGTCTGGTTTAAATGTCTTGAGGAATCTTGCAATGTTCTGAGTTAAATGCGTGTCCTCGAAGGGCACTTGCAGGTCGCTCAGGATTACAATTCGCTTCATTAGTCCTCATCATCGTCATCGTAGTCATTACCCGATATTTTCTCGATGGGCTTAACTGGCAGAATCCAGTCAGGATAGGACTCACGATCTAACAGAAGCCAGAACGCCATGTCAGTAGAGAAGCCAGCCTTGCGCAGACTGGTGTAGTAAACATGTAGAGCAATGCAATAAGCATCTAAAGCTGAGTATGTATCAAGGTCTATGACCTTCTTAGTTCTCGCCATAGCTTTATTATCGATCTAGAAGTATGTTGTAAATCTCATCGACACGCGAATTAAGTCTCTTAATTTCAGAGAGTAAATGAGTAATGACATACCCAGCCAAGCCACCTATGACTGCCAAGCTCGCAAAGTAAAGAGTAAAGAAGTTCTCTTGGCTCATCGTTTAGGGCTCGCGTAACCAAAGACTCCTGCCACGATTGAACCGAGGATTGAGCGATAGTCCAAAGCAAAGTTTGAGGTTGTACCCCAGACTGCTAGGAACGCTCCAAGAGAAACTATTGCTGGGTGCTTCATGTTCATACTGTGCCGCCTAACATGGGGATAGAAAAGAACGAACTGTCTGTATCGCCCTTTGTAGTGAAAGAGATATGGCAATGATGGTCATGCGGATTGATTCCAGAATACTTGCGCCAGCGCCACCCCATGCGAGGGGAAGCAATCTTTCCTGCGAATATGATGTAAGCAATTCTTTTGTCAGACTTTGCCGCGTGTCGAATCTGATCTGCAAGGTCAGGCATGAGGTCGGGCTTCTTTTTCCCAGCCAAATCCCGGTCAATATCAATGGCTCGCACGATACCTTTTGAATCAGGATTGTGGTCAGAAGTACGCGATGAATGACGGCTGTCCCCCAAGACCCCATCTGAGGCGCGATCTCTGTCTGGGTAAGAATCATCGATTTGCTGCCTGAGCTGTTGTCCAGCCTTGCAAAGTTTCCAAGTCATGCCAGTAGCAGGTGAGCTTCTGCTTCAGTAATTCCTAAACGCTCTAACAGGGCAGCCTTGTCAGCTGCTTTCTTAGCATCTTGTTCAGCCTTCCAAGCCTCATACTTGGCAAATCCAGCTTCAAATTCTGCTTTTGTGATTGGCTCACATTCTAGGAATTGAATATTCTCATAATCATCTCCTGCGATATACCAGCCACCTGTAGGAATAAGCATTCCTAATACATTAGCGCCTGTGATCATATTATGCTCCAATTTCTAGTAATACAATTGATGACATATT